AGGAACTTTGTGAAGGTTGGTGGGTTGTCTTTATTTGCGTGTTCGACGGTGTACATAATTTACATATACCTATCGGGCATTCAGCTACAAAAAAACCCCCCTCAAGTGTTACCTCAAGGGGGGTTCTAAAAAGAATGTATTCAGAAGTTCTTACTAGCTTTCTTCTTCCTCTGCTTCTTCCTCTGCTTCTGCTTCTGCTCCAGCAGCGGCGGCAGCAAGGCCAAAGTCAAACTTCTCGCCCCTAGCTTCGCAGAAGCCACGGATGGCCTGGAAGGCATTGCGAGCCGCAAACTTGGTCTCACGCTCATTGGCAACGCCACAGGCCTCGTCAATTTCGGCAACCATTTTATCAGTCAAGCCGCCTTCGAGGCCGTGAGCCGCAAATACGGCTCCACAGGAGTAAGGGCGATTGCCTGTAATTTCCACGTTGCGGATTCCAGGTACCCCCTTCTTAGGAGCAGGTGCTGCCTTTGCCTTCTTAGCCGCCTTTGCCTTCTTAGCAGGTGCAGCCTTTGCCTTCTTAGCGGGTGCCTTTTCTTCTTTGGCATCCGCTACGACGTTGATGTCATCGGCTCCAGCAAGTGTCTTGAATTGCTTTGCTTGTACCTTATCAAGCCCTTCAGGGGCATCCCCATCGACAAGCTTCTTCAGCCGCTTGGTGAAAATGGTTTTAGCCAATTTGGCTACTTGAGCTTCTTTCTTGCCTGCGGCAACAAAGAGCGCGATTGCGTCAGTGCGTGTGATATCCATGATGTTATTTTATTTTGGTGTTTTTAAAAACAAGCGTTTTGCCTGTTACTTGTTTATCGCACAACCAACGCGAAAAAACAAATTTTTTAACATGAAGTTACCAAACCGATTTGACGCCAGCGGCACAGACATCAAAGCAATTAGCCACGGTGCAGCATTTATAGGTGGAGAAACCGCCCTCCCGTTTGGCTACATAATTGAGGCGTTGTATGCCGCGCTCCTTCTCTTCTGGGGTTTCATTTATACCGATCATAGCTGTTACGTGAGCCACTTTACGCTTATCCTCACTAAAGTTATTCATTGTAAGGACTTTCTCATCATAACTTGCGGCGTTGGCCTGTGTCGCTGTGATGACACAAATATGGTATTTCATACTGATGGCGCGTAACTGCTTCCAAGTTTCGTTGATCTGGTTACGCACCTCCATCCCACCGTCAGGCATTGCTAAAATATCAGCATAGTCAATCATAATTACATCAGGAAGCCACCCCTCCCTGCTCCAGGCCTCTAGTTGTGAGTTTATACCCCTCACGCTCAAAGTGCTACTAGGGTGTGTCTGCACCTCTAGGAACTTGTCGTTGCTTCTGAGTTTTGTCTTTGAGAATTCGTCTAGTGCATTAAATGTATCTTGCACACTTAGCCCTTTTGCTTCTACTACCTCTTTATTCTTGATTCTAATGCTCTTCCCATTGATTACTAGCTCTATGGGTTTCTTGTACGTCCGTGCTCTAAGCGGCCTCCGTGCTATGCGTTGAGAGAAGCGTCGGAGCCATTGGTTTTGGCTCATATCACCGACACTAAAAACAGCTACTTTCTTTCTACATAATAAAGCCCTATACACGCACTCCATCAGCCATTGACTTTTGCCTCGCTTCTCAGGGGCCAGGAAAGATATGAATGTGTCCCTACCAAATATGTCGTCAAAGAAGTCTCGTAAGCCGTTATTGAATTTTACAAGTATATTCTTAGCATCATTTACTTGTAGGGCCTCTTTGATAACCTCCCTATCTTTAAAGGGGTCTACCCCACTGGCGGAGCTGAGTTCTGGTTTATTGAAGTTTTGCATCACGGCGATAGCCTCCGCCACTTTACCCCGATCTATGAGGCCCTGCGCAATTTCGTTCGATTTACTGACACTAACTTCACTGAAGTACTCCTGTGCCATGTCTAGGACACTATCAGGGTTTATTTCTTTCTCCTTGCTTTCGTACTCGTCACTAAGCTCAGATAAAAACTTATCAATTAAGTCTACTGTTTTGTCATCTGCTGGCCGCTCCTCCGCCCAACTTTCAAATACAGCTTCTATGTCTGCTCTAGGAGGCTTCTCATACCTTTTAAAGTAATCCACCGCCCAATTGCCAATCATGTTAGACCACGCATTTCTAAATAAACCCTCCTTGCCCCACTTGGAGGTGACCCTAGCTAGCACGTAGTCATTGACTAGCATAGCAATTAAGATACGACGCTCTTTGTGGCTTTCTTTTTTAAGTATTTTCATGTTTTCTTATTATAACCCTCTCTTTTTTAGTGCAGCTCATACAGTCTCCTCCTCTATACCATCGTGTTTGCCTTTATTGTCGTCGCTCTCTTCAAAGCGGAGCATGTGGTCGTAAATAGCCTCAAACTTTTTTCTAAACGCCTCCGCACTCACCGCCCTAGGTATGTAAGGGTCTTTGTACCGTAGCCCGTAGAATTTAAGCACGTCCTTAATAACAGTCTCTGCGCTATCGTTTCCCTTCATATCAAAGGCCCGTAATAGCCTAAAGTGCTCTAAGTACTTCTTGTAATTAACGGTCTTTATCCGTCCATTGGCCTTTAAGACTTTCTCAATGAAATAGGTAGTAGCCTTTTTATCAAACTCCGTCACCTTGCTACTAGTGGCCCCAAAGGTGAACTCCTTTTTGCTTTTGCTTTTAGGTGCCTCCTCTTCCTTTGGTGCATGTAGGGCTTTGTGTATGTTCACAATTTGTATCCTGACGTGCCGCCTAGCGGGTACTCCCTTCTTGCACTGCTCTATAAAATTCTGACTGCTAAGGTTCTGTAGTATTCTTCTTTGCTGGTTGTCACTTAGACCCAAGTCAGCTTTTATTTTAGCCACGGGAACAAATAACCACCCCTCGGGGTCGGCCCTACAGTTTAGAAGGAAGGATATGACTACGGCGTGTTCTAGGTCTAATACTTTTATAAGCGTCTTACTAAACATAAACCAAGAACCAGCGGCGTACAAGTTGGTGAGGTCTTTTGTGTTTATCTTAATATCTTTCATAAAGTTTATTGGTGTTTTTGTGCTTTGTGCGCGATAGGTATTTATGCGGGTGTGGTTGCCTTGTATTAGCGGGAGGCCCCTAGGTGTTACAGCCTAGGGGCTTTTTCGTAGGTAAAAGCCCCTCTTACCCCCAGGGTCGGTTGCAAAGCGTTTGTCGGGCATTTATAAGGCTTAATCATAGTTAGGCACGGGAGGGCTCGATGAAGGTGTTGCGGAGCTCGGTTATTTCCGCCTTACCTGCGCTCCCAGCATCTTTTGCATCCAAAGTCACCACGTAAGTATCGCCATCATATAAACTTAGTGTGTTTGCTAATTCATTCCCCCTAGCCACCGCTTCTGGGTCTGAGTCGAAGCACACCACTCGGGTCGGGTATTTCACCATATCCGATACTTGTTCGATGCTATAAGTAGTCCCACAAGTAGCAACGGCTCCAGGGCCTATTTTCATTGCATCGAAAGGCCCTTCTGTGATTATAATAGAATCCCTTGCGTAATGCTCCCCAAAGAGGACTTTTTTGTGCGGGTAAACCTCATCTTTTTCTTTGGCACTTATGTATCGCATCTCTACTGTATCTTTTATAGACCTTGTGGTAAAGCTAACCTCTTTTCCCTTATACAGAATGGGGATGTAAATCCTCCAATTGAACCCGATAGAGACAGCTATACCTTTAAGGTCCCAAAGCTCCACATCTTTTTTTGTAAAGCCTCTCCTTTTTAGATATTGTACGTGTTGCTTTAAGAGCTTCCCGACTCCTGCTGGCCTGTTTACTTTTGCGCGGCCTTCGAACTTGATAGGAACAGTTGTATCTAGGGCTATTTTTCCAACTAGATCTTTCAGCTCTCCGTAATGGTGCTTGCCGACATATTCTATCAAGACAGACATAACTGATTGTTTCCCGCATCTCCAGCAGTTGCAGTAAGAGCCAGCTACATTGTAGCCTAGGTGAAACTTGCCTGTGTCACGTCCGCAAAAAGGGCAGTCCAGTTGAACCCACCCGTGCCGTGCATGTCTATGCCCACTAGATATATAATGTATGTTGAATTGATCGAGTATTTCCCTAAATTCCATCTACTTCTAATTTAGCGTAGGGGTCGTTTTTTGGGTTATATTCCGCAGCACTTGTCGGCTTCTTTTTACCATTGAAAGAACGTTGGTCTGGGTAGATCCTGGCCCCTTCCGCCCCTAATTGAACGTAGCGGGACATTAAGGCCTCTACTACAGCTTTCATGCTATGCCCCTCCCTACAACAACGGGCCTTGAAGCCTGCATGTAGATTAGGGCTTACTTTCTTTATTACTAGCTCTTTGTATCTCATTGTTGTATGCCTCCCTGTTTTGATCTCTATCTATTTTAACAGCTTCTACTACGTACATCATTAGTAGCAATAGAGACGTTGCAGCACAAAAGCCAAGAACGAATAGGATTGTTTTTAATATGTCTTGTATAAAATCCATTTTATAGTCTCCCCTTAGACACTGCTTTTATTAGTTCGGATGACAAGTCAAGGCCAAACGCCTCATCACTCCCATCCACTCCATCTATTATTTCTTGTTGTATGCGATTCTTTTTTTGTAGCAACTTGGCGTGATGTTCTTCGACGGTGTCTGTAGCTATCAGGTAACATACATGGACATTCTTTTCTTGCCCAATACGGTGCGCCCTGTCCATAGCCTGATTCATCCACCCTGGGACAACCCACAACTCTAGGAAAACTACCAAGCTTGCTGCGTGAAGTGTAATACCTTCTCTTGCCGCTAAGGTTCCTATAAACACTCTGATTTTAGGGTTGTTTTGAAACAACCGCATTGCAACGGGTCTGTCGGATTGTTTTGTCCCGCCGTGAATAGATACGGATATATCTCCGAACCTCTTTTGTAGTGCTTTTACTGCTGCCCTATGGTGGCAGAATATAATTATTTTTTCATCTGTGCTATTAAGCATTTCTTGAACCCAGTCCGCCGCTTGCGTGAACTTTAGTTTTGCTGTCAGTTTACGTAAAGCGGCCATTTTTGATACGGCTTCTGCTTTCTTTGCTTTCTTTGCTTTGCCTTCACCGTAATTATTCTTCACCCATTCAATAAAGTCATCTTGGGCGTTGTTGTAAAGGCGTCTCTTTTTAGCGGGAAGGACAATAGGGATTACTTGTTCTGTCTTAGGCGGCAGCTCCTTTAACACGTCTTTTTTACGCCTTCTAATCATGATACTATCTAGTAGTATCGCACGTAACTGCTTCTTATTACGTGCGCCGTTGAATTGCCAGCCCCATGGAGCTTTATGCGGGGCACAATACTCCCACGCAAATTTAGGAAAAGAGGGAAACAGATCAGGCCTTACTATATGGAGTAAAGGCCATAAATTCTTCGGGGTGTTTGTCATAGGTGTCCCCGTAGTGATGATCTTGTGTGGTATGCCCCTTGATAGTTTTATAGCGGCCTTTGTCCACCCAGTAGTCCTATTGCCTAGGTTGTGCCCTTCATCAAATATAATCACACTAGGTTTTAGTTGCTCTAGGTAAGCGGCCCAGTGCTTCAATATATGATAATTTAGAACTATTATGGGAGGATGTGGTATGAGTGAGTTTACTGTTTTAGGTGGTTTAGTTCCCTCTAACACTTCCACAGCCATACCAAAGTGCTTAAACGCCTCCTCCTTCCAAACCATTTTAACAGAGGCTGGGCAAACAACTACGGCAGGCTTCTTTTTTGTTTTAAGCAAGTAAAGAAGAACCTGAAAGGTTTTACCCAGCCCCATGTCATCCCCGAGTATGGCATTACCACCCCACGCATGAATCTGCTTTGCGCCTAGAACCTGATAG